GTTGCATTGAGCACAGTTTTTAATGCCTCTGATTATCAATTACAATCTTTTGCAATAGCCCCCAAAACATTAAAAGATTTGGCGGACGCACTCAACGCATACTTGCCAGACGCAAGCATCGTTACCGCATCTACATTGGGTTTGGATACGACGAGCTTTTTGACCCCAAATGCTCCTGAGATTCCAAGGTCAACGTATATCAACTATACAAATACCAGCTCATTGCCTGCGTCTATTACTAATCCAACAGCCGCTTTGCAGTTTCATGCCTTTTTGGCAAACCGCTCAGAAGGGTGTGCAATTTATGATTATAGCTCAACCAACAATTGGATTAAGACGGTGCTCCAGTCAAACGATTCCATGTTTCCAAATGGAAGCGCAATTTTAGGCACCGCATACTCTTCAGTTGGTGAAGAAGTCTATATTTTGCCAACCAACACCGAAACTTTTGGACGGTGGGCAAATTTTGCTCCTGCATCTTCGCTGCCCATTCAAGCAGACATTGTGCGCTCTGAGGGTGCATCAAAGATACAAATATCATCTAAGCTACGCGGAACCAGAGGAGCTGTATATCCAAAAGATACGCTCACTAATAATTACGAAACAACCGTTCTTGAGGCGGCGTCGTCACAAAACAATTCTGCGTATTTTTCTTTATTGTCTTCTCAGACCAAACAGTTGCCCAAGGGGTCGATTGTTCAGGTTACAAACGCACTGACTACTGATTTGCTAAGGCCATTTAGGGTTTCATCGCCTTTGGTAAATCAGACGCCTGCCAATACGGCAAATGAAAAAACTTGGTTTCGTTCCGGAACCAAAATGATTTATGAGCAGGCGGGCGCATATCGAGGTCGTTTATATTTTTTAAGAAATGGTCAAACAGTCAGTATTTCTGGAATTTCTGCAAGCGGAACGGAACCTCTAACCTCCGGCGCTACAATTGATGTAACATACAATAGTCCATCAGTTGGACTAGCTACTGTTAGCCTTACCAATCACCCAACAGAAGTGCTGTCCGCCAGAATTGGCGACATGATGTATATTAGGTCGGCAGCCTTTCCGTCTGAGCTAAACTGTCCAGCAATTGATTCTGGACGCTGCGTAAGAAGCGATTTGTATCAAGAAAATCCATACGGACTTACGGGATATTTGGGATATCCCGTAGTACAGGTGAATGATACAAGAGAAATTGTTATTATGGCCCCCAATCTTACGCAAGACCACCTTGGCTTGAGTTTGGCTGCCAGTACAGATTTAGTATTTATTCCAAGTATTTATACGGAAAAAAATATTAAAACTAATTATAAAGCAGGACCTCAGGGCGTTGAGGTGGTGGGCAACACGGTTTTAACAGGAACCCATGCACAGGCTATTTCTGGTAAGTATTCTTATGGAATCTTAAAAAGACTATCAGATGGTTTTTCTGCACTTTTGTTATCAAACACATCCGATGGAGCTGTATCTCCAGAATATGCAAATGACACCCTACTGTTAGCAAACAGCGGCGTAAATACAGACGATTATGTTTTCTTAAATGGTTTTGGCTCAGGAGCAGATGGTCAGTATCAACTAATTGCTCATGACGGCAAAAATACAATGATTTTGTATAATTCCATTTTGCCTACTCAAGATGTGTTTTATGATGCTAGCTCTCGCACAGTAGCGGGGCAGGCCAATATAGGCCAATTGTGGTGGGGTAAAGAATTACAAGTTTCATATAACGACCCCGTAGATTATGCAATTGACCCTCGCCCCGTTCGTATTGTTGATTCTGAATCTGTCTTGCCGGGGTGCAAACTATCAATTGCTTCCGCTGCGGAGGGAACCGGAGAGTGGCCAGTCGGAACAGGTTCTGGCATGGACGGCACAACCAAGTGGTTTGTGCAGTCGTTGGTTGGTTTGTGGAATATAACCGCAATTGGTTATTACGGACTATCGGCGGACATTTGTCAATATATCGAATTTGATATGCCAGCGGGTGCTCCGCCAGCCTCAAGATTAATTGAAATTGAATCAATCAACGAAGAAAATATTGGATTTATTGAAAAAACTCCGTTTTCTGCATTTAGATTAGTCCAAGGATGGGCGATTGACTCAAAAAATTCAGAAAATTCTGAGTTGTTTTTAGTTCCGTCTAAATCTTATCAAAAAATCTCAAATGCATTGGGTACAGAAATTAAATGTACACATAAATTGGGATATGAGACAGTACCTAAAACAGGCATTGACGGATACAAAATTTTTGGCGGACTAATCAGAGAAGCGCAAAGAACCGTAGACGGTGTTCCAACGTCTATTAATCGCTACCCAGGTGTCAAGTCTACTGGAACAGACGTTTCCGTATTGCCCCCAATTCCTCGCTCGGTGGCAGTAACCTTCCGCGTGCGCACACGCGAAGGTATTTCTATTAACGTGATTGCTTCGGTTGTTCGTTCTGCAGTTGCTTCGTTTATTAGTGGTTTGGGAATTGGCCAATCTGTTATCTTGTCTGAATTAATTGGTTTGGTGCAGGACATCCCTGGAGTTACATCCGTTGAAATTATCGAAACTCTACCAATAGCAGTTGACGGACGAATTCCAGTGGCAGATAATGAGAAGGCAGTCGTTATTGACCCCACAACTAATATTAATGTTGGGCAGTAAAAATGTCAAATATTCGTCAATATTTACCATTAGTTGCAAAGCCAAATGCGGAACAGGCTCCAATTGTAAATGCCTTTTTAGATGGGGCCGATGACATCGTCGCCCAATTAGAGGCATACGCGGAATTTGCACAAAATCAGTTTTTCTTTACCACAGCAGATGCTGAGTATGTGTTCAAGCTCGCGGCCCGCAATGGTTTTTATCTTCCAAGAGACGCTGGATTAAATATTGAAGGATTGAAACCGCTCGCCCCATTAATGATTAATCAGCCAAAAACAACCTTGGCTTTGTTGCTCCGCGTTTTGGAAATTTACTTTTCTCAAACACTGACTCGTCCAAATATAATTTGTGCCCAACCGGAACCATATCGCCTCAAGGAAAAAGATGATTTAATTGTTAAAACACGAGAAACGGAACATCGCTTAACGATTGATACAACGATGTTTTCTAATATTAAAAGCGTATCCGCTTCTGAACTAGCGACATACATAAATTCTGCTCAAGACCACTATATTGCGACTGTATTCTATGACAGGACAGTTGGAAAAAATAAACTCAGAATAATGTCAAGCGGGTCTGGTTTAAATGAAATTATACAAGTTACCGGCGGAACGCTACAAAATCTATTTTTATTTCCAAATGTAATTCCTACAACAAATTCATTTCAAACACGTTGGTCGGTTTCAAAAATAGCCGACTATTCAGATATTATTACTTTTCAATATATTGATGGACCGCCCCCCTCTGTTCATCTAGCAAAAGTAGGGGATATAGTAACGATTCGAGGACAATTTGATGTAGGAATAAGCGGAGCCGTTGCTGTTCCAATTCAAGATATTTTAGGAAACGACGTTATAGACAATAATGGCAACATAGTAACTATATTGGTTGACTTAATTCAGGGCAACTATTCCGTTTTAAACGGAACACACGAAATTATCGAGGTTGGATACAATTATTTTAAAATCAGAAATAAATATTTAAAATTGCCAATATCAAATCAGGGCGAAGTTTTACAACTTTCATCAAGGGATGTGATTTTTACAGAAAACATTCCTTATAGAGTTTATGACCAAGATTTGTTTTCGTATTCGTTGGAATCCACCGACGATGAGTTGGCAATTACTGTGCCCGCAGTTCCTCCAATTGTAAAAAGATTTTTGCAGGGCGCATGGCATATTTATGGACTTAAGCACCAAGTAATTGATTTTTCTAGAAATTTTATAAAAATTCCAATAACTCTTAACACTTACTTTCCGCAACAGGGAAATAGCTTCGTGCTAGAAACGGGGCGTTCAAACGCAAATTTTGCTAACAAAAAATATAAGATTGTTGGAATTAACCCCTCGACTGGAGTGTTGACACTCGATTTGTCGGACAATAATGCCGTTTTGCCGCACACTTCGGCAACTCAAATTGGTAAAAATAATCCATTTTTTTGTGATCTTGACTCAGATATTGTTGAGGTTGAGTTTAATTATCCGCATGGATTAATTCAAAATTCAGAAATTATAATAAATTTATCCTCGGCCAATCCTGAAAGCCTTTTAAGCGTCAATGGGGCATGGGTAGTTAATAAAATTTTATCGGAAACAAAAATATCTTTTAAAATAAATCAAAAAAACATAGGACTACCATCAACCAGCGTATCTACTTTATATCCACTTGGAGATAAAAAATATCGACTACAATTTGCTTCTGTCTCCGCGCTCAATTTTTCTAAGTTGGGCACAGTCGGAAAAAAATTTAAATTATATGAAGACGGAACTGCAAATGTTTTAAATTCATATGCTTGGGAAAAGCTAAAAACAAGACAACATGTAGTTTCTAAAGTTGGAACAACCAGCATAGATTTTGAGACTATAGAAGACTGGTCAGTGATTCCAAATCAACCAATTGCCTCAAATGTCAAAACTCAAACTACGCAAACCGTGTGGGGAGAGTCAACAGCAACGTGTTATTTTGATAAAACATCGGCAATCAATCAGGAAATTTTTATAAATAATTTAATGATGACGGTGGTTGATTACGTACAACCAAGCAGTCCGTTGTATTTGGGTTCATACCTTTATGATCCAAATGGAAGTGTTTATAAATACTTACCAAGCTCAAACGGAGCAATTCTTGAAAATATTATTCTTAAGGGCGAAAGCGGAGTTCTGGTAACGGTAGATTCTGCATTGGATTTTGATGAAAACGGAGGCTACGTTGTTTTTGATTACGGCACTTCTTTGGAAGAGGGCCCTGTTCGTTACATAACCTTATCGGGTGGGCAGATTGTTATAGACCCATCCTATGTTTTTAAAAAAACTCATTCAAAGCTAGCCACGGTTCGGCAAGTAAAACAATTGCTTCCATTTTCTCCATCACCTAACGGACTGATGTTTCAGCCTTTTTTGACTGGCACATCAAAAGCAAGAGATAGTTTTTTTGAAATCATAAAAACAATTATTTCGGCTGGTGTTTTTATAACAGAAGATGTATTGTATCCGGAGTTGCGCTTTGCTGACGAAAGTATTGAGCCTTATAAGTAGTAAAATCGCAGTATTAGGTAAAGGGAGCAAAAATGTCAGTTCAATCAAGAGTTAATTGGTTAGGCGGTCAGCGAGTTGATCTTCCTGATTTGTTAGCGATTGACTCGTATGTTGTTAATGATATTAGAAATTTGCTAATGTCTCTTACCGGCAGTGCGTCTTTTGTTGTGCGCGGCTTAGAGATAACAGAATGGACTGGCCTTACAGTCAATGTAAAAATTGCAGATTCTTTGATATTTTGTCCTGATAACTTGGTTGCCCCCTTTTATAAGGGACTACCAAGTGATTCTGATTTGACTATAAATCTTCAAAGTAATTCAGAAATTTTCCTAGAACTAATATTAGAAACATCCACAAGCGGAGCGGTATCCAAGGGATTTTGGGATTCGCTGGCAATTACAGCGGATTCGGCTGCCGGTTCAGAATACGTTGAAACCGTTGATACACAAAAAATTATAGTTCCAAAGCTTGTCCAAAGATTTGGTGGATTTACTCCAAACTCCATTAAAATTGCCAAGATTTCTACTGGAGCTACAAATGTTACCGAAGTTGTAGACTCTCGTGACCTATTTTTTAGGCTAGCTACGGGCGGTCCAACTCCTAACTCATCATACGTATTTCCTTGGGATTCAACCTCTCGGCAAGAACCTCCGCAGACCTCTGATATTGCCTCTAGAATGGATAATACAGACCCAGCGTCTGTGTATTATTCCAATACAATTGACGGAACAGTCTTAAACGATAAAGGAATCAAGACCTTTAAAGAATGGCTAAATGCCATGATGACTGTTTTAAAAGAAATCAAAGGAACGCCTACTTGGTATCAAGATGCGGGTAGCTCTTCCGGATATCCTTTAAATCTTTCCCTATTGTCGCTATTTTTAGATTCTCAGGCCGGCCATTCTATTCTTGCGATTCCTTCTGCAACCATCTTTTGGAATAAAACAATATCAGGTATCCCAACTGACAATATTCTTAGAAGCGAGGGTGCCTCTACTGTTCAGTGGGAAAATAATTATGGATACCAGACTAGATGGCAACTTGGTGGAACGTACTCATCGGGTCGCCAATATAGTCAAATAAACTTCCAGTCTCCTGCGTTGGATGAGGGAGATTCACTTTATCTAACCTTGCAAAGAAATACTCGCCTCACAAACACTCCGGTTTTATGGAAACCGACTGTTTCCCCTGGAGGTGGTTTAGATGCTGCCAAGTCGGTCGAAGGAAATGGTCTGTTTATTGGCGTTGCGGTTGGCGATTACATTAGGAAAGAATCCGATGGAATACTATCTTATTATAAAGTCACAAAACTTTATGACGGAACAACCGTCATAACAACCGAAGGGGCTGTGGCCGGCTCTACGATTCGCGCAGTCGAGCTAGACAGAGCCATTTCAACGTCAACAACCGAACAGTACAGATATTTCAGGTCGCGCTATTCCAATGCGGATTTGCAAGTAAGAGGCCCGACCGACATACCCGCTAACGATGTAGATTGGTATTGGCTTGGTCGCAGAACAGGTACGACTTTTTATCTACGCGGATATGGAAATTTATCTGCGGGAGAAGAAATTGAAGTTGTAGATACTGGCGCAGACAACGAAAATCAAAATGATTTTGGCGCAGAGCCAATTTTGACGCTGGACCCTGATATTGCTTATGTTTCAAATACGTTGGGCTTTAATCCCAGCTTACTGTCTCCCCTAGATAACACCGTTTATTTGTCTTTTTATAAAAGAAAAACAAGCAATAGAACTAATTCAGATACAACGCAAAACCCTGCAATTTTTACTTATCAAATGAACAAGACCATTACCCTTAATACTAACCAAGAATTATGGGTAAAAATTTCAGATACTTATTCGGCAACTCCGTATGTGTTAACCGCCGGCGACGTATCAGATGTTACGACTACAAATGTTTATCAAATAAGAGATGCGACAAACTCGCCCTTAAGAAATTACGACAATCGCCAAGTATTTATGCTCGCCAAGCAGGTTACGATTGGCGGTAGCTCGTATGTTATGTTCTTTGATGGAACGGCAGTTGGGGCTAAAGGCCGCGCCACTCCTCAAAGACTTCAGGTAGAAAATGTTTGGATTCACGACACAGACGTTGATGTGACATCAACAGTCACCGACGCTCGTTTGTTTGAAAACGCCAACGAAATTAAAGTTGGTAAATCTCTTAGTAGAACTCGAATTGAGGGCGCGCAGTCAGTTAAGAGAGCTAATGTGTCAGGAACGTACGCCGTACTTTCAACCGACCACATTCTTTCTGTTGACACCTCATCTTCCGCTGCTACAGTAACATTGCCCGCAATTAGCGCGGTAGGGGATGGTCATACTGTAATTGTTAAAGATAGGTTTAACAGCTCTTATACAAATACAATTACAGTTAATCCAAGTGGCACAGATACGATAGATGGCGACACTTCTTTTGTTATTCAGTCAGATGGAGCTTCCCTTGTCCTTGTTGCCAATGCAGCGGGAGACTGGGAACTCATTTAAGGAGTTTTTATGAGTAATGTTATTGATTTGACAAAAAAAATTAAACGCAAAACCCTCGCATCGGTTGTACGACAGGAGACTTTGGGGGTTGATTTAACTCAAACTCAAATTTATAAATTGCGGCTCGGCACCGCGTTATGGTTTGACGCGGATGATGCTATCGTTGCCATACAAAAAAATGGCGATGACTTTAAAATCCTCCTTTGTCCTGTTAATAGAGATTTACTTGAAGGCAAGTGGGATACGTTTGGGAGATTAAGTTGGTTTTGGCTTAGGCACGTCAAACTTAAAAGAGTCGGTAAGCACAGAGCGTCCTCGGATGGTTTTAAGCTATTACTTCAGAGGACTTCCGGAGTTGACGCAGACATCGAGTTTGTGAGAACATTGCCGCAACTACCGGAAATAAATCCGGCTTATTCGATTTAGGTATTCGCTGCGAATAGAGTTGCGGATAGAAGATATATCTATTAAAAGAGGACTCAGTACATATTTAATATGTACTAATACACAATGGCTAAAGTGACCGAACAGCAACTAGCTCAGCAGAAACTCTTGAAAGAACTTCAAGAAGCATACGAACGCGACTATACTTGGCTAACAGAAGAAGAACGCAACATTGCCGAGAGGGCACTAGCAGCTCAAAAGACTTTGATTGTCAGTCCTTCTCAAGAAGCCGCCCTATTTGGTGTCTATGCCATGGGCAGAACTTGTGTTCAGATTGCCAGACAGTCAGGTCATCTGCCTGAGACTATCGTTTTGAGCTTATTGAGATACAACTGGTGCCTTAGAATGCAGATGGCCAACCAACAAGCAGACGGCAGCGTTCTAGAGGTCTTTGGTAAAGAGGCTATTGACACAATCTTTACTATGACTAAGATTGCGATTGAGAACGACTTGAAGAAAGTTTTGGCCGGCGAGATGGCTGCTGGCGACTCTGGCTTTGTACCAAAAAACATCAAAGAGATGAAGGACTTTTTAGGGATTGTTGGCGAAGTCCACAAGATTGATGCTTTTATGCGCCTTTCCGCCAAACAACCCCTTGTTAATGTTAGTAACCAGACATTAACATTGAATGGCGGCCAGACACAGGCCCAGACTCAAGTCACAGATGCTCAAACCGTTGAATTACTTGAGACTTCTGAAAAGCGTATCGAAGCCTTGAAAGCTCTTGAAGAAGAATCAAAAGAATAATCATTGACTTTCTTTTTGCTGTAGTCTACAAATAAAAGACTTATTCAAATAAAAAAACAATTAAAGTTTCTCCTTGACCCTCCGATAAGACTTATGTAAGTCAACTACGGAGGTCTTCCATGAACAATCTTCAAGCCCAAGCCAGAACCTTCATTGAAACTGCAACCAAGCACAAATTCAACATTGTTGCGACCAGCGACACTGTCATCAGAATTACGAGAAAGTTTGAAGCAGGTGACCGTCAAGCATTCTGTGAATGCGACATGATGGCTTCCAGTGTCCTTGATTTGGCTCCCTTGAAGGGCGGTTCTGTCTGGGGCACTGATGGTGGTTCTATTGGCGGAGCTGTTGCTCTGCAGGATGGCCTATTTGTCATGAATAAGTCTGGTTCAGGCGGAGCACGCTTCATGCGTGAACTGCGCAAGCAGCTTGGTCAATAGAAGTCAATAGAAGTCAATAGATTGGCCGATAGAAGGTCAATAGAATTTTTTATTAAAGTTATTTTTGGCCATAACGATAAGTTATTCATGGGGGTGAGTTATGTACGTAGTGATTATTGACTCTGTAACTGACGGCTGGACTGTAGACCAATCTTTTGAAGCTGAGTTCTCAACGCTCGGCGAAGCGGAAGCTTATGTCCGCACGCTTGAGCGTTGGTCTGCTACGGACAGTCAAAATAAGTTGTGGACAACGAATGGTTTGCAGTTTAAAATCTTTTGTGAAGAGTTGGGCGAATACGTTTAATTTATGGAGGTATTTATGTTTAAGTATTTGTTTTCCTTTGTTTTGTTGGTTGGCTGCGGCGCTCCTCAAACCCCTACAGAAATCAAGGCGGATGATATGCTGCATGACTTTGTGGCTAACTGTAAGTCTCTTCACGGGGAAAGATGTGATACTCAAATGGTTATCCATAGTTTGTCAGAGTCTGCCGATGAACAAGGCTGCTGGTTTGAAGATGGTAATCCTGTTAGACAAATTGTGATTTATAAAAATCATGTAGATCAAAACAATAAAACCGCCGTTTATGAGCTATTTTTTCACTGTGGCTTAAATTTAGGGACGCTTGAGAGCAGCTTGTTAAGGTTTGATGAGTTTGCCAATCTTTTGGACCTTACAAAATAAATATTTTTTTGTTGAAAATATTTTTAAAAAAGACTATATTGTTGTAAGTGGTTGCAACAAAAAAGGAATTGCGCATGAAAAAAATAAATATTGGTATTACTATTTCAATTGATGATTACGAAGCAACAAACTTATTTAGCAACGGAATTCGACAAAATGTGATAACTCTTCAAAAATTATTCAAAAAATGCAAAAATATAAATGAATCGTACATGATTAATACCGCTAAAGTAAAGGGCAGTCCTGTAAATACTGCATGGAATGAGTACGCCTCTTTTATTATTACTAAGGAAGAGGCAAAACAAAAATGCGACTTAATCGTTGTTTGTCACGGAAGCCTTGCTGTAGAAGAATATGCTGCTTTTAAAGCAACAGGTAAAAAAATTGTTAAGCAAATTCTTGGGGCAGAACTAGCGATGTTTAATGAAAGGACTTTATTTAATATCCCCCCTGGTGGTATTTATAAAAAAAACGAACATGTTTCCGCAGTTTGGCTTAGTCCTCATTTTTACGAAAGAGATAAGTATTTTTTTCAAGCAATTTATGGATGCCAGACTCACATTGGGCCATACATTTGGGACAGCAAATTTATTCAAGAGCATGTTAATCTTTTTAATAAAAATAAAAAATACAATTTTACTGCAAATTATACTCCGAGCGGAGAAAAGGCAAAAAGAATTTCCACTATGGAACCAAATTTAAATGTTGTAAAAACCTGCGCAGTTCCATTGGTTACAGCGGAACTCTTAGAAAGAAAAAGTCCAGAAACCATTAAATTTTTTAGTGTTTTTGGCGGAAAAGAAATTATGCAAAAACCTGATATGATTCAGATGGTTAAAGATTTTCAAATTAATAAAAATAAAAAATGTTTTTTTGAAGCTAGATATCCAATTGTGTGGACCTTGAAGGAAAATACCGACATTGTTTTGTGCCACCAAAATCAATGTGAACTAAATTATTTGTATTTAGATGCCGCATGGCTTGGATATCCCGTCGTTCACAATAGCCCGATGATGAAAGAATTGGGTTGGTACTATTCGCAAAATGATTCAGAAACAGCAATTAAGCACTTAGAATACATAGCTAATCATTTTGATACAAATGATTATGTAGATGAAAAATATTTAAAAAAATCAAGAGAATATGCTTCTCAGTTTTTGCCAGATAATCCCAAAAATATTAAATCATACGAAAAGTTAATTGAAATGGTTTATAAATCTTAATTTAAAAATGGGAAAATAAAATGAAAGAAACGTGGATCAGTGCTTCAAAAGTTAAAAAAATGTTTGAGCTTTCTCAAGAAAAACTGGATGAACTGGAAAAAAATGGCAAAGTTCAAACAATGCTAGCAGTTGGAAATCGAAAACTTTATCTTATCTCTAGTTTAGAAGCTAGTGTTCAAAAAGTCGTTAACAATAAAAATTTTGTAAAAACAGAAGCTCCTAAACAAAAAATTAATTTTTTTAAAAAACTTTTATTAAAATTTTTTAGTTAGGAAAACCCTCAGCGCTGGTGTGAAAAAATTGGTTATTTTTCTAACTAGGAATTTTTATGAGACATTTATTTTTATGTGCATTATTCGTTGGTTGCGCAACATCTCCGCAAGTTCCAAACTTGGCTCCACAACCAACGCCCTCCCCTACCCAAACGCCCAAACGCAAGCCAAAATACAAGGTTGGCGACTGTCTTATGATTGTAGATTTGCTTAAAGGCGAAACTGAATCTCGCCATAGAGTCAAAATTGAGAAAGTCGGCGTAGATCGTTATTACTACAGATGGCTTCTTGACGACGGACGTTGGGACTCGGAATTATCTGGCAGCGCTGGCAAATTTGAAGTTTTAGAAAAAATTTCAAAAAAAGTGTTTGACTGCCCTAAAGTTTCACAATAAACAGTCGATAAGTCTTATATGAGCAATTCAGCTCGTAAAGGAGGCTTTATGCAAGTTTATGTAATTACTTCAGTGGTTAATTCATATGAAGATGTTTCTCCAAATTATGGCGCTGCCAGTGTGTGGTACGAAGTGTTTCGTAATAAGGAAGATGCTGTCAACCTTTTGAAAGAATGGGGTTGCGAGCCATTGTCAGACGCAGAAGATACCTTTGCTAGAAAAAAAGAAAAAGATGGGTGTGTTTACAATTTTTATTACAAAATCAACTCTCAGTTTTTAGGGGCTTAAGATGACAGAATATCAATTTTTTCTTATTTTTTCAATTGTTATAGCTGGATTGTTTGTGTTGGGGTTGATGGTTAATATCATTCAAGACTAAGGGGTCACTGTCATGGCTAATCCAAAAGTGATACTTCAGGCAGCAGACTTCTTGACCAAAATGAACATACCCTATAAGTCCATCAAGATGTTTGGGAAGATGCTCATGATTAATACAACGGATTATGAATCTGCTTGTATTATTGAAAGTATCCTTAATGGCTCTGGCGCAGCCAACGTCAGTGTAGAAGCTCCGGAGGACCGCTACAGCGATGACTATGCAGTGGTTGGCCTCATGAATGATGAAATTGAATACGATGACGAACAGGACGAAGAGCAATGAAACACTTAGTTGCAGCCATTATGCTCTTTCAAGTCTGCGGGAATAACTTAATTATCATAAAAGATAATCACCCTTACGCTGTCTGCGGCACTGTAACGCAATTATGCAAAAGTCTTGATATTGTTGACTTAATGTTGATTAGGCAGTCTTCGACTTGCAGCCGACTAAAAGAATTTAAAGTTATTGAATAGGGAGTTTTTATGCTGAAGATACTTTTGGCTTTGTTGTTAATTGGGTGTGGAACCGTCGAGCAACAAATAGTAGAAGTAGAAAAAGAAGTCCCTGTCCCGTTCTACATTGATAAGTCAAAAGTAGATTCTAAGCTTCTCCCGTATGTCATGGAATTTGCAGGCCATTGTGAAAAGTTTGGAGTTTCTGAACTTTGTCAAAAAAACTTTAAAAAAATTAAATCAATTAAAACAGTTAAATCTTTTTCTGAAAAAATGGTTTTGGGCAAGTGCTATATGCACCATAGTGGCCAAAGGTGGGTTGAAGTTACAGAAAGTTGGTACAACCTAGACTCACACTCCATGCGCACTGTCATTATTCATGAGATGATGCACTGCACTTTGGCTGCTGGAGACGCCGAAATCTTTCCTCATTACGACGACGAAGAAGACATCATGAACAGCTACCTTTTGTCAGAAAAAACTTTGTTTTTTAATTGGCCGGCTTTGTTGAAGGCTGTGTTTCTTAGGGCTGGCGGGACTTTGTCATTGACAAGCTCAGCAGAGACTGCTACAGTAACGCAAACCATGATGGACGAAACGGGAGGAATATCTTGTGAAGCCAGAAAAGATTAGTTACGAAGCACTAAAAGAACAATTTCCAGAACTGCTTGATAAGTGCCCCATTGAAGTTAGAGAGGGGTGGTACGGACTTGTTTGGGACATGTGCGAGCAGCTAATAGCTGCCCGCAAAGCCAAAGAAATACCTATTGATGGAGAAAGTCCTCTTTATTTTGTGCAAATCAAAGAAAAGTTTGGAACTCTAAGAGCTTACACTGACTACTCAACCGAAGAGGATGAAAAGATTATTAGAATGTTTGAGGACATGAGTCAGTTTGTCTGTGATACTTGCGGAGAAGCTGGCAAAATTAGAGGTCAGTATTGGGTTTATACAGCTTGCGACGCGCACACAAACCCTAAAGACAGGTAAGATATGGATTTTTTTAAGTTTTTGCGAGTCACTGAAGCAGCAGCTTTTGCTAGCTCTAAGTGGATTGGCAAGATGAACAAGAATGCAGCAGATGGAGCTGCTGTAGATGCCATGAGGGCAGAATTTGATTTTATGGACATTCAAGGTGTTGTGGCTATTGGTGAAGGTGAGCTAGACGAAGCCCCTATGTTGTACATTGGAGAGAGGTTAGGGACAGGCCGTGGCGACAAGTGTGACATTGCTGTAGACCCACTAGAAGGAACTGAGTTGGTTGCTAAAGGCAAGCCCAACGCTATCTCTGTAATAGCCGTAGGAGATTGGGGGACCCTAATGCGGGCACCTGACTGCTATATGGACAAGATAGTTGTTAATCCAAAAGCAAAAAGTGCCTCAGTAAGTCTATTCAATACTCCTACACAAAACCTTAAGGCAATTGCCGACACAATGAGGAGGCCAGTCAAAGACCTGACTGTTTGTGTTTTAGATAGGCCAAGACATATTGATTTGATTAAAGAAATTACCGAATTAGGAGCTAAAATATCACTCATCAGTGATGGCGACGTACTCGCTGCTATTGGTGTGTGTATGGGCAAGTACGATGTGTTGATGGGTATTGGCGGCGCTCCAGAGGGTGTTGTATCGGCTGTAGCAGTCAAGAGTCTGGGTGGAAGGATTCTAGGACGTTTAGTATTAGATACGCCGGAACTGAAAGAGCGGGCTGCCAAAATGCACAAACGCGACGATATAGAGTACGATACGGTAGACATGGCCCATGGTGAACATATAGCCTTTATTGCGACGGGGGTGACAGACTCTTTCTTGTTGAACGGAGTCACCCACAATGAGGTCCATTCAGTTATATTGACTCCAAAAGAAAGAAGATTCATAAAGACAACTTATGGCTAAGAAAAAAGAACCAGAAATAACAGAAGAACAGCGACTGCGCATTGAGATGCGTAAGCGCCTTTTGTTTACTATTTGTGAATCTAAAGAAGAGCTTCAACAATTTATTAAAACTTTCCTTAAGCTAGATTTGCCAGACTGTACAGTAGACGAACTGTCTACTTCTAATCCTATGGAGTCTGTTTGGCAAATTTACTGTACCATGAGGACCAACAAGGGAGCCCATCGTGTTGTCGTAGCTGCTTCTCGTAACTCAATGAAAACCGTTATGTCGGCAGTCATTCACTGGTTGGCCATGGTTCACTTTAGAAGGTCATGCCTGCAGATTGCCGCCATCAAAGATCAATCTTATAAGGCAATCAAGTATCTTAAGAAATTCCTCCGTATTCCAGAACTTCAAGACCACTTTGAAACAAACAGAGCAGGCGAACTTAGACTATCTAATTTGCCTCCCAACTCATATACATCTAAAGATGATGCAGACGTATTTGTGACAGCAGCAACCCTTGAAGGTGCTAACTCATCACGTGCGTCTATTATCATTCGAGATGAGTGTGACTTAACACCCAGAGAGATTCTTTCAGAAGTTGCTATGGTTGCCGACCCTACTCAAGACGAACACGGCTTTGAGCCAATCACAATTTCTTTGTCGTCTCGCAAGACTTCTCAGGGACCCTTGCAAGAATTGATGGAAGAGGCCGAGAAGGGCGAAGATACGGACATTAGGTTGGATAAGTGGTCAGCAGTAGACTTCATGAGAAAGTGCCCTCCCGAAGTTCACGGAGAGAAAAGACTCAAGGCATACCTTCATACGGAAAACCTTAAAGTTAGATGGGATGAGGAGACATTTCAAGAAGAGCCGCAGGCTATCAAAACCAAGTACAAAGAAATATTGGCCTACGAAGGCTGCGTTACTTGTCCTGCGTTTATTGCCTGTCAAGCTCGCGCTCCTAAGCAAACAGGCAAGTCAAAGACATTAAGAACAATTGCCTTTACGGGCAACTTTATTAAAGAAACCAAAGAAGCCAATAAGATTATTGCCCAGATTTTGAACTGGCGTCCTGAAACCGGCGGCTTAGTGTTTCCTACGTTTAGTCGTCATCTTCACGTGAGAAACGTGGAAGAAACTTGGCTTTGGGTAACTGGTCAACAATGGAAAGCGAATAGAAAATGCACTAAGCAGGATGTCTATGCTTGGGCAGTGACGAACAAGTGGGAAGTTAGCTTTGGTGTTGACTGGGGTGTTAGAGATGCCGCCGTGGTTACGGTAATTCTGTATTCACAAACTCAATCGCGTTGCATTGTTTTAAGCGTTCGCGCAGCTACGGGCTACCCTAACTCTCAGTGGGCTGAAACTATTAGACAAAAAGAATGTATGACTTTTCCGCCAGACATTATCTGCCCTGATATGGCCGATGCTGGCTCGGCCCATTATTTTCAGCCGTATGGCTTCGCCGTCAAAACTAAAAAGCCAGCTCAAATTGAAACAGGTGTAAGCCAAATTCAGTCGTTATTGTGGAACGTAGAGCGTCAAGAGTCCGACGTAGTATTTTGCAAGACGGAAAACGATTCGGGGATGGACTTTGCTATTGATTGTATGATTGGTTGGATGCACAAGAAAGACCCCCGTGGAGAGTTTGACACAAGTCGATACGAAGACGATGATAACACTCACTTTTGTTTTACTGCAGAGCACAAAGTTATCACAAGTAAGGGCGCTGTAAATATTGAAGATGTCCAGCCCGATGATTATGTACTGACTCACAAGGGTCGCTTTAAGCGAGTCAAGGCGGTTATGTCTAGTGAGTACAGCGGGGAGTTGTTGGAAATACAGCCATACGGCAGAGAGAGTATTTTCTGTACGCCCAAACATCCGTTCTTTACACTGTCTTTTGAGCGTTCAAATAAAACAGAAAACGGAATAAAGCTTACTGGACAGTTACGAAAAGTCGGCGAGCCAAGCTTCAAACCAGCAAAATCATTGCAAAAAACAATAAAAAATGCAAAAAACAAAGAAACTGTATTGTTTGGAGTTGATGAATCGCCAGAGGTCTTTACTTCTATCGATATGACTAAACTGCTTCCTCAGTGGACAAGATATTCCGATACCCTGTTGATGTCCCGTAGAAAAATGGATTTTTGTGAAACTAACATTGAATTTGACAAATACATGGCCTTTGTCCATGGGCATTTTGCCGCTGAAGGCTCTTGTGGCCAATCTAAAAACGGAGACAGAAATACAATATCCATAGCAATTCATCAAAGAGAAGCTTTGGTTAGAGAAGTGTATTCAAAAATCGCAACAAAATTTCATATTAAAAATATGTTTTCTTATAAAAAGGACAATGAGTTGGGAGATAGGATATGTATAAACTCCAAACCACTTTATACGGTTTTGAAGCCATTTGGCGCTCACTTAGATAAAAAGTATCCAGACTATATTCACAACCTAAGTGTAGAAAATACTTGGTATGTTATTCTTGGCCATGCTTTTGGGGATGGTCATTTTGCCCCTAATGGTTTGGTCATTTCAACGATATCAAAGCATTTGGCTTATCAACTTCTTTATATGATGCAAAAAGTAGGACTTAAACCCAAAATAAGGGTTAGGGAGTGTATTGGGAAGTGGGCTTCTATTGGCAAAAGCTCAACTTTTAAGAATAACCAATATATCGTTACTTTGGATATTAACGATACTCTTATTCTATTGAATAAAACGCAAGAGGACGAACTAATCAAGGAAGTCTATAAAGCCAAAAATATAAAAATAGACAAAAGGGCAGAGATGCCTAGTAACAAAATCAAGACGGAGGGTCTATACTCCGCTATGCTCATTAAAAAGACATCGACTCATCAGTACACTGGCAGAGTCTATACCTTGTCGGTAGAGGATGACGAGTCTTATACGGTTAATGGGGTTGCCGTACAAAACTGCGATGCTTTTCGGTATGCGTTGGACAAATACCGAACCTCTATGGAAATTCGTATCGCCTCCAAAAAGAATATTGAACAGGCCCCCATGACCCGCGAACAAGCCTATCGCAAAGATATTGATGCCGCTATGTACGATACCTATAAAGAAATGGGCGTCCCTATGATGCCGTCGCAACTAGCTGAAATGACTATAGACGCTTACAGAAAAGCTGGCATGGGGCACCTTATTGAAGGCGACTCTCAGGGGCCAGCTCCTGAACCAAAGAAAAAACTAATTAAGTTTAGCATCTAGTGTTAAAATAATCTTACAAAATAGTTTTTAAAGTCTGTGTTTTATTTTTAGGCTATACATGCAAACAAGTGAGATAAAAAATGGCACTAAAAGATAAAACCAAGTTACAAATTAGATATAGCTTAGTTACCCAAGATGCGGCCGAAGACTTAATTAATAGCGTGGAGCAAAGATCGGACGCAGATATTGCGGCAGATGCAGAGCTTTTTGCTGCGATTCAAAACGAACAGACAGCAAGAATTGCTTCAGATGCAACAATTCATAATAAAATCAATGCTGAAGCGGCGGCTCGTAATAGCTCATTGGCTTCTGAGTCCGAAGCGCGCCGCTCTGCCGACGAAGAGCTAGAAGAGCGTTTAGATGTAGTTCAAGGCTCTGACGCAGTTGCAGGATCTATAGCTAATTCTTTAAAAAATGCAAAAGCCTACACAGACAGTTCTGTTAGCACAGAAAGCGCGAGAGCAATTACCGCTGAGGCATCTTTAAGTGCAAAAATTAATAATATGGTGTCAAACGTAGACCCCGCTGCCTTAGACTCTTTGTCTGAAATTGTAAGCGCATTTCAGGATGCTGATTTAAATTTAAACAATACTATTACTACTTTGGCAAATAACAGCACTGTCAATTTAAATGCAGAAAAAACCGTTCGCCAAGTCGCCGATGCTTTGTTAAGTAATCGTTTGGATGTTTTGGAAGGTTCTGACACTGTTACAGGTTCGGTCGCAAAAGCGCTCAAAGACGCTAGGGTATATACCGATTTGGAGAAAACAGAAAGAATTGCCGCAGATTCTGCTGAAAAAAATAGTCGCATAGCAGCCATTGATGCCGAAGCGTCTTTGAGAGAAAATGCTGATAATATTGAAAAAACAGAAAGAATTTCCGCAGATTCTGCTGAAAAAGCATCTCGAATTGCCGCCGTTAATGCAGAATCGCAGTCTCGCAGGGACGCAGATGGTTTATTGCAAACTTCGATTGTAAGCGCGGAACTCTCTCTTGCGGAATCACTGAATAATCAAAAAAATACGCTTGAAACTTTAATAAATAATGAAGTTGCCGCTCGCGCACAGGCCGACGCCAATTTATCATCTTTGCTTTCCAACGAGGTAAGCCGCGCCCAATCCGTTGAGTCTGGCCTATCCAATTCTCTCTTTGCGGAAGTGGTTCGTGCGCAAGCTGCTGAAAATTCACTTTTAATTTCTTTAAATGCAGAAATTTCAATAAGACAATCCAGTGATATGGACATGTCCTCTCTTCTCAGTGCAGAGCAAGTTGCTCGTCAAAACGCAGATGCAGCTTTGCAAAACAACATTTCATCTGAACAAGCAGCCAGAATAACTGCCAACAATCAATTACAAAACGCAATCAATATCGAATCAACCGCTCGCAAGGCTGAGGTTGCCGAAGAGGTGTCTGCAAGAATTGCAAACATTGCAAATCTTCAAAGCATGATTGCTCATGAAAGCACCCAAAGAGCGGAAGCTGATTCGACAATTCAAAACAACCTCGGCTTGGAATCGGCATCTCGACAAAATTCTGATAATACTATACAAAATAATCTTAACGCTGAAATCGTTTTAAGACAAAGTGCGCTGGCAACCGAAGCCGCAGCTCGTCAAAATGCAGATTTAGCGTTGCAAGGAAAGATTGACGCCGAAAAAACAGCACGCGAAAGCGCCGATAATACTCTGCAAGTATCTATTAATAATGAGGTTTTGTCTAGGCAATCTGCTGTTTCAGCAGAAGCCGCAGCTCGTCAAGCCGCTGATGCTGCACTTCAAGCGAGTATTAATAATGTACTGTCTAACTTAGATACAAATGCGCTCGATTCGTTGTCAGAAATCGTCGCAGCGTTTCAAGATGCCGACTCCAATCTTCAGGGCGCAATTTCCAGCCTCGCTATTAATAGCTCATCTAAGGTAGACGATGAGGCAACCGCAAGAATTGCGGCAAACAATTCCCTTGCAACCGCTATTGAACTAGAAGCTCAGGAAAGAGACGAAGCGTATCAGTCGCTTCAAAATCAAATAGACAGCGAAATTTCAACTCGTCAAGATGAAATCGACGCAGAAATTACCGCTCGTCAAAATGCAGACTCATCCTTAGACGCAGCAATCGCCGCAGAGCAATCCAGCCGAGTTGCCGGCGATAGCTTTTTGCAGATTCAAGTAGATGAACTTGCTAACTATTTTAGAACACAACAGCAAGCGTCTAGTATATCGTCTACAAACGCTATTAATGCAGAGGCATCTTTGCGCCAAAACGGCGATGAGGCGTTAAGAGCAGAGATTGATTTAGAAACCACTCGCGCCCTAGCGGCAGAGTCTGCACTTGCAATAAGAATTGACAATGTTCTTGCAAATATCGACCCAGACGCTCTTGATTCGTTGGCAGAAGCTGTAACCGCGTTTCAGGCCGCTGATTCTGAAATTCAAGCCGCCATCTCAAGCCTTGCTTCATCGAGTGATTTTAATTTGAGCGAAGAGCGGTCCGCCCGCGCCGCCAGCGACTCCGCTTTAGGAGCAAGCCTGTCCGAGGAAGCCGCAGTTCGTGAATCGGGCGATGCAAGTATTTTATTGGCTTTAAGTGAAGAAATAATTGCTAGAGAAGCATCCGATCTTGTTGAAATGTCTCGCGCAATTGCGGCAGAAAACGCTCTTCAAGCGGCGCTAAATGAAGAAACAGCTTTCCGCGCTGCCTCTGTTATGGAAGTGCAAAACTCTGCCGATGCTGAAAAATCAGCCCGCATGGCGGCTGATGCTCAGCTTCAAGAAAAAATTGATATTGAGGTTCTTAATCGTATTTCCGCAGATAACGCAGAAACTGCAGCCCGTGTGGGGGCAGATAATGATTTATCAAATCGTCTTAATATGTTAGAAGGTTCTGATACTGTTACAGGTTCGGTTGCAAAAGCCCTTAAAGATGCCAAGTCATATACAGACGCAGAGGTATTTTCTGAGCAGCAAAGAGCGTTGGCCGCAGAGGCTAATCTTGCAGCAAGGGTTGACGCTGTTCTTTTAAACATTAATCCAGATGCTCTTGATTCCTTGTCTGAAATTGTAACTGCGTTTCAGACCGCTGATGCTAGTATTCAAGGAACAATTTTAGAACTAGCCAACAATAGCACAACCAATGTTCAAGCAGAAGCCTCCGCTCGTCAAGTCGCCGATAACGCGCTAAGCAGCGAAATTGATGTGGAAAAAACTGAGCGAATTGCTGCAGACAATATTCTTCAAAATAATATCAATACTGAAGCAGACTTACGTCAAAGTGCCGATTTTTCCGAAGAATCTGCACGTATTGCGGGCGATTTGATTGAAAAAACACGCGCAATGGCGGCTGAAGACTCTCTTCAAGTTGCCATCGCTGCTGAAGAAGCTCGCGCTGCCGCTGCAGAAGCTGCTCTTACCTTGTCGCTTAGCAGCGAAATCAGCCGCGCTCAGAATGCTGAAGCTGATTTGCAGGCATCTGTCGCTGACCTTGAAGCTGCGATTGCTGCTGAAACCCTGACTCGCGGAAACGCTGAGTCAACTTTTTCGGCAAACTTGGCTTCTGAAGTATCAGCCCGCGAAAACGCAGACCTTGTTCTTCAAAACAACATCTCAGGCGAAATCACTCGCGCTCAGAACGCTGAAGCTGCGCTTCAAGCTTCCATCGGTACTGAAGTCAGTGACCGTCAATTTGCCGTGTCTGCGGAAGCTGCCGCTCGCGAAGCTGCAGACGCTGCACTTCAGGCCAAAATTGACACTGAAGAAGTTCGCGCTGCCGCTGCAGAAGCTGCTCTTTCGGTAAGCTTGGCATCGGAAATCAATCGCGCTCAGGTTGCAGAAGCTGCTCTCCAAGCTTCCGTCACTGCTCTTGAAGGCGCAGTTGCTGCTGAAGCGCTGACTCGCGGAAATGCTGACTCGGCTCTTTCGGCAAGCTTAACTTCTGAAACATCGGCACGCGAAGCTGATGACCTTGTTCTCCAAAACAACATCTCAGCTGAGATTACCCGCGCTCAGAACGCTGAAGCTGCACTTCAAGCTTCGCTCAGCATGGAAATCAGCGACCGTCAGGCTGCTGTCTCGGCTGAAGCTGCAACCCGTGCAGCAAACGACACGGCGCTCCAAGGTACTATCGACGCCGAAGTAGCTGCCCGTGCCGCTGCTGTTTCGTCGGAAGCTTCTGCCCGCATTGCAGGCGATGCTGCAACTCTAATTTCGGCTCAATCATACGCTGACCAAAAGGTTGCGGACTTGGTTGCTTCAGCTCCTGCGGTTCTTGATACGCTTAAGGAGCTTGCCGATGCAATCGGTGGCGACGCCAGTTTTGCCGCTACCGTCGCTGGTCAAATCGGCGACGTTCAATTTAGGATTGATGCCGAGGAGACAAGAGCTATTGCAACCGAGGCTTCGTTGCAAGCTTTAATTGCAGCCACTCAAGGCGCTCTCGAATCGGAAATAATTGCGCGAGTAGCCGCCGATGATTTAATTCAAAATACCATTGCAATCGAAGCGTCTAATCGAGCCCAAGAAATTGCCGATGAGGTGATGGCGCGCCAAGCCGCTGATGAGGCAATTTCGGCTGATATTGCTGATGAAGGAGTTCGCGCAACAAACGCGGAAGAAGCCCTTGATGCTAAGATTGACCAAGAAATTTTTGACCGTTCAGAGGCGATGACACTTGAACAACAAGCTCGTCAAAGTGCAGATAACGCTTTGCAAAGTTCAATTAATTTAGAAATTTCAAATCGTTCCGCTGAAAATGCAGTTTTAAATGTCAAAATTGTTGATATTAATTTAAATCTTAATACCCAAGTTACCTCTTTATTTGAAAACAATTCCGCTGTTTATGCAGATGCGCTTGCTGGCACTCAAGATCCAAACAATCGAGATGGTTGGTATTTTAAAAATGCTGCTCAAGGGCAGAAAATTAACTGGTATTTCTTTGACGGATCGAAAGAGAACATTTCTCTTGGAGACTTTAGTGCATACGCGGTGGTAACTTTTGACTCAGTTGTTAGTAAGCCATTTTTGGCGGTTTATACAACTCCGACTGCGTCTGGAAACGCAGCCAGCTGGTACAAATCAAGAGTAGTTTACGTTGCTGACAGTTCCGCTGTGGTTGGCGTTAAGTATCTCATGCACTTTGGTCAAGATCCTAAAGTTCATCCTGAGTTGCCTCGCCTATCTATGTCTCCGTCATCTAGCTCAAATGGCACAAGAGAGGCTTCCGAGCGTGTATTGACAGCCGCACTTGGCTCTGATTCAGGAACTTCCGCTAATAATTGTCAGTTTGTTGCTGAATCGGTCGGTGTTTATAGCTCTGCAATTAAACGCAAGTCTAAGCTTGAGATTCGCAAATCTTCTAAGATTGACTTAAATGCTGAAATTACCAGCAGAACGGCTGGAGATGCTCAGGCTGTCCAGACTGCTAAAAGCTATACCGACGCTCAAATTGCGGCACTTAATTATGTTTCATCCGTAAATGGTTTGTCCGGAGCAATTAGCTTAGGGTCAGATCAAATTACTGAAGGTTCGCAAAACCTTTATTTTAATGAAACAAGAGCAAAAAATGCTGTAATTATTAATAATATGTCTGGCTTGCAATCAGATTTAGCTCCGTCCGTATCCGCTGTTAAAGACTACGCTGCACAATATATGAAAAAAGGCTCTGCAATTTGGTGTTTAGCCGGTGGCGAATATCCAACTTTGCAGGCAGCTATTGATGCGGCTTCCCCTGGGCAGGTAATCCTCCTCGGTGAAGGCGTTTGGGGCGATGCAACACTTAAGGGGCGCGTTGATATTATTGGATTGGGTGCGGCAAGAAACACCAGCATTGTTGTTGGTAAACTTAACTTTGCCCCAACAAGTGGCTCAGCTGTAGACAATCAAGTATTTATCTCAAATGTGCTTATTAATGCTAGCTCTACTGCCAGCGGAGTTTCGCTCGGCGGTACAGCCCCAGTGCGCCTTAACCTAAGCGGCTGTTATGTGTACAGAGGGTCAGGAACTTCTAGCCTAGTAAGCTTAACAAATACAGACACCTCCGCAACAACCGTGAGAATGGACGGATGTATTATTAATGCGGCCAGCACAGACGGAACATTAATCACAACAAATGTAAGATTTTTAAGAATTACTAATTCCGACCTCTACGGCGCCTCAAAAGCATTAGTCGTAAACGGCGGTCTTGCGCAGGTGGCCCTTTCTGGCATAGAGACTAATTCTGCCGCTGAAATCGTTCAAGTTGCAGCGGGCGCAACATGCGCTGTTAGTTCATCCCTTATCCGTAATTTGACCGCAAACGGAAGCGGAGTTTCAGTTGCGACAAACGGTGTGTTTGTTGTTTCGACTCTCGCTATGTTTGATGTGGCAAGCGGTACAGGATATTGCGTAAGAGGCACCGGAACAATGATTTACGATATGATTTCTTTTAATCATATTGCTGTTTTGCAGCCAAGAAACATAAAGCTACAAAACACCCTCAGCGTTGTTCAATTGCCCTCTACCCCTACCTTAGCGCCATAATGATTATTGGCCACGTAAAAGATGTAATTAAGGGAAAAACCAAACTTTTCTCCAAACGCTCTTCCAAGTGGCCGTCATTACGCAAATCTTTTTTAAAAACTTATAGCTCATGTGCAGCTTGCGGCTGCACAGAGTTTTTAGAAGTTCACCATATTGAGCCGTTTCATGAAAACCCGACCTTAGAATTAGATGTAAACAACCTTATTACGTTGTGCGATAAACCAGGGAAAGATAACTGTCATTTAAAGTTTGGCCATTTTGGCAGCTTTAAAAACAAAAACCTCAATGTCCGAGAAGATGCAGAAAAACACCTCAAAGAAAAAACTAAAGGATAGTGCCACCAGTCCGATAAGAAAATCATGGAGGCGAACTATGAATCTTATTTTTAGTGCTATTGTTTTGTTTGTTGGCTACTGCATGGTTAAAATTGGTTTTTTTTGGATTGGATTGGTAACGTGGATTTTAAATTTACTGTAAAATTAAGTTGGCCAACTACCCAACAAAGGATTTCAATGAAAAATATCTACGTGTGTGCTCCTTGGCGTGACCCAAATTCTATATTACAGTTTAATCAAATTTGTAATAAAATCATTAAGATGGGTCACAATCCCGTATGTTGGGCTACAGCGTATAACTCTCTTCTCGATTTTTCTGATTATAAAAATCGAGATAAGGCCGTCGTAATGGCTTCAATGCTGATGCACGGCTGTCACGAAATATGGGTTTTTGGCGCAAAAACGCCGACAATGTTAAAAGAACTGGAAGCGGCTACTGAAAAAAACATTCAAATTATAGAATATTCTATTCTTGACTTTCTTCATGGTTCGGGGTAAAATGTCAAAGACTATAGGAGTTTTGACATGTCCTATCTATCTTTGACTTTAAATACAGCGGCATCTTCAGTTGAAAATCCGCTAAAATCAACAACCGCTGCAACTATAAACTTTGAAGTTGGCGGATTGAAATTAGATATTGCCGAGGGGTTTTCTATCTCTCTGGACCCCTACGAAGAAAGAGTAATTGCCTCTACTCGAAAATCATTGAGTTTGGATAGTACAACTCAACTTCAGATTATTCAGCCCTACAACAGTTTAGACCAGGAGTCTTTGTGGAGAATTCGATGGATTGGAGGAACTAATCCAAATTTTCGCGTTCGTCGTGCATTGACCGTTAACGATTTAACCACCGTAAGCGTTGTTAGATTAAATGACAACGTAAGTCGCGTACAATTTTCTGGTTCAATCGGCTCTAACGCTAAACTAAATGATATTCTTCTTTTTGAAAAAGACAATGATATTGGACTACAGTCCCCGTTTAATGCCGTAAACACTGGAGTGCCCTGCAGAATTGTAGGCATTGGGCCAAACTACTTAGACGTAGAAGATTCTGGGGTTTTGGTAAATGATCCAAATGTTTTAATGGGATTTGATTATTTAGATATTTTAAAGGTTTTTTCTTCATTTGGGGCGCAAGTTACAGATACTTTAAATATTGCGTCCGTTGCTTTTAATTACGGAAACAGAGGTGCTTTTAAAATTGTTGCCGTGTCGGCAGATTATATTGACATCGAAGCGCCATCTCTTGTTCCCGAAACGGTAACCAACATTACAGAAGGGTTTAGGATTTTTATTAATACTATTTACTACATCGCACTAAAAGCAAAGGGTTCGTTTAAGTTAATGATTGATGAAAAAGAGCTTGACCTCTCTCCTTTAAATGATACAGCTATATTTGCAAGCTCCGTGACCTGCTCAGAGGTTATTGTTAAAAATTACTCAGACGGTATGCTTATGATTGAGGGCTTGTGGTGTGCTTCTGGATTGAATGGAACCACTTGTTAATAATAGGAATTTTACATGTCAGACGATAAGAAAATTACTATCAAAATAGCAGACGGCATAAGTCCAGACGAAAACATCAACGTCAACTCGATTGATGATGTGACTGGAATCATTAAGCAGCGCCTTGGTCGCACAATGCTGTCTAAGTCCGATGTTCAAAAAATCAACGAAGAAGAGTTCAAAAAGCGCAAATATAAACAATCTAAAGTCAAGTTTGGTTCACGCTTTAATACTCGCATTGGTGTAGGCGACTCTCTTTCAAAAGAACCCAAGCGCCTTTCCGATGCTGAACTCAAAGAGCTTTCATTGATTGACCCATATATTGGCGCAATCATCAACACCCGTGTTGCCCAAATTTCTAGCTTTGGTGCTCAATCTGAGTCTAAGTTTGACAAGGGTGTTCGCGTTATCGACCTAGAAGAGATTCGCCGTGAAGACTTTGAGACAGAAGAAGCTTTTGAGCGCGAACTCAAACTTCGTGAAGCGGAAAAGAAAGCCATCCTTGAGTGGGTGTTGAGGTGCGGTACTTCAGACAAAAGAATCCTTGATGAGATGTATGAAGCCGCCGACCCTACTTTCAAGCATTGTTCTTTGAAGGACTACTTTCAGGCTCAGTCCCGTGCATTGTTGACGTTTGGCCGTAGTGCTAGACAGAACCTTCTAAATGCTGATGGGACTATCTGCGCTTTTAGGCCAACTCCTATTGAGACTATCAAGCAAGTTAAGTTTGGCTCTAAGGTTCATGTAACCGCTGTCTCTGATATTGCTCAGCAATCAGAAGTAGACGCTGAGCAGTACAACAAGATTCCCGTTAATGAAAAGCCCATCGCTTACGTACAAGAAGTAGACGGCGTTCAGACTGGCTTCTTTACTGAAGAAGACTTGAAAGTTGTTTACTATCAAGTTCAATCATTCCTTGACCTCAATGGTTACCCAATGGGGCCTATTGAGTTTGCTTTGTTCTTGGTTTACATTCATCAGCACACATTGAGTTACCTCCGCAATCAGTTTGTAAAGGGTCAGCTCTCAAAGAGCATGATTGTCATTAGGCCAACCGACCCATCAGTCAAAATTTCTGATGAAGATATTGAATCTTTCAAGATGGAGATTCAAAACCTAGCAACAAGAACAGACAATAGTGCTGTTATTCCAGTCATTGGTGGGCCGGTTGAGCTTGAGCTTATCAAGACAACTGAGACTCCAAAAGATATGGAATGGATGCAGGTCGAGCAAACGGTCATTCGTGCATTGTGCTCTGCCTTTCAGATTTCCCCTACAGAAGCTGGCTTTGGACAGTTGGGCGATACTGCAGGCATGGGGCAAGGAAGTCGTGACTACGAACTCGTTCAAGGTGAAGAGCGCGGTCTAAGACTCTTAGTAGATATCTTGATGGAAGACATCAATGATGCCGTCTATCAAAACTTCCCCGAAGCCAAGAAGCGTTACAAGGTAGCAGCATTCGGCGTTGGTAATGAGACACGTGAAGGCGTGTTGCAACGCCAAGTCCAAGAGCTACAGACGACAGCAACTCTAAATTCGCTGTTCAGCGAATCTGACAAAAATAGACAATTTGAGTATGGCGGCGACGTTCCTCTAGCCTCTACGTTCCATCAAAATGTTGTGCGCTATATGACTTATGGAAAGTTTATGGAAGCGTACTTTGGAATGGAAGGTGCAAGTAAGCGTCCAGAGTTAGACTTTATTATTGACCCCAACCTCAACCAAGCCTATCAGCAACTCAAGATGGGTATGCAGCAGATGCAGGCTCAGCAGCAGGCATTGGGATTGCAAGGCCAACAGATGCAGCTTGAGATGCAACAGGCTCAGATGCAACAGGCGGCTCAAGGTGGACAACCACAACAGGGTCAGCCTCAACAGCAGCCAGAAGAGCAGCAGAAGTCAGAAGACGTTGAGCTTCAGAAGGCTTGGGAAGAGTCTATGAAGTCTAACCACGAAAGCCTATTGAAATCATGGCTTAGGATTCATGACTCAAAGATTGATGAAGAATAATTAAAGTTCGTTCCCGTGTGTTCCGATAATTGTACTTGGAGGTACCCGTTATGAGTAAAGCAGTAGAAGCAAGAGAACTAGCAGACAAGTTTAATGACCCTGAGCAAAAAGACAAAAGATTGCAGAGTCTTATGGATTTTATTGTTGATATTCTTTTGGAAGATGCGATTAGTGCTGCTAAGCGCGGGCTTTACGATATGTCTTACAAGATGGGCGATATGGAAAAAGAGCGCATCCGTCTTGCCAACCTCCAAGAAGAAGAAGTTACTAAAAAAGTAATTGATAAGATGAATCAGCTTGGCTTTCAGGCTGGCTTTAGCCGTCCCTACATCAACGTCTCATGGAAATAAATGAGACTCTTGACCAGCTCGTTGAGTTGGTCAAAAAAATCCTTTTAAAAAAGAAAACAAAAGTAATTGGAATAAGAGATTTAGAAAGGTCTGCTCAAAAGGCAGACATTCAAATAACTCTTGACGAAGATAATGTGGCTGAGTTATGCTTTAGGCTGCGCGAAGAGAACGTGATTGCCCGTCCTCAAGGAGCCGGCATCTTCCGCCACATTAGAATTGTGGAGTAATTATGTCTGAACATGAAAAAATAGTAGAAATGCTACTTGGCCTCAAGAGCAGAATGATTGCTGGCTCCAAGTCTGGCTATAGACGCCGTCATCCCAAAAACCTTGTCTGTTTTAATGCCAATGTTGTCGTCGAGGGCTTGGGTAAGGTTTGGTATGGCGACTTGGACATTACTTTGGATGAGGCTTTGTTAGTTAGACTGGCTCAGCTTCTTGAGAGAGAAGTTTATGTGTTGCAAGAGATGGACGGACGGTTTGAGAACGAAGATAACCCCAAAATCGAAAAAGCTGTATATAAAGTTGCCAAGATACCTTTTATGAGTTGGCATATTTACGAAGGTGAAATTCGCATTGAGTATTACGAGAGAAGCAAGAAAAGCGGCGTCATTCAAGAGAAGTCTAAAAGACAAATAGATAAAATTTTGGAAAGACTCAAAGAGCAAAGCGGAAAAGCGGCTTTTGTTTAACTGAAATTATACTTTTCTTTATGGTGTTTAAATGAAAGTAAATCTTCCTACGGTGACTCTTATTATTGCTGACTGTGTTGACTACGACAGAGCCAGACTCTCGTTCGACCATTGTAGGGCTGCCTGCAACTTTGGCGACGCCAAACTATTAACTCACTTCGGCACTCAAGACTCCAATATAGTAAAAATCCCCCAAATTAAGTCTATTGAAGAGTATTCTCATTTCATGATTAAAGACTTGGCTAATTACTTTGACACTCAGCATGTCTTGGTAGCTCAGTGGGATGGGTTTGTCTGGAAGCCAGAGTTGTGGAACAACAAGTTTCTTCAGTACGACTATATTGGAGCACCATGGCCTGAGAGTGTTCTGTTTAAGGGAGTGCCCAAGCATTTCAATGTAGGTAACGGGGGATTTTCTCTTAGGAGCAAAAGGCTTCAAGATTTTTTACGAGATGACAATAATATTACTATGCACAGGGCAGAAGACGTGGCAATATGCCAGCTCAATAGGGCATACTTGGAAGCCAAGGGGTTTACGTTTGCTCCGTTTGAGCTAGCTAAGAAGTTTAGTTGGGAATGTTTGGAAATGAGTCCAGCATTCGGAGTTCATGCTAGGTTGAGGTTGGTTAAGAAAGGGGAGTGATTATGACTATGAGTAAAATCATCCAATCAATAAAAGATATTCAAGAACTGAAGTCTAAAGATATTCACCTCGATTTAAAAGAGTATCCTTGGATTACTTACGATGGCTATCAAGTAACTTGCACTGATGGCAGTAAATACTCGGTGGTTATTTGCAATGAGCAAAACTGCTGTGAAAATTGGGGATACTTAGCTTCAGAGGATGACCTAAGCAATTTTGTTGGTGGTCGACTGCTCGACGTGGTTACGACAGATGAGGCACTTAATACAAAAATACTTAAACCCTATAGCTTGCAGACCGAAGAGTGCATATTTGTAACTTTTAAAACAGACAAGGGCGACTTCCAGTTAGTAGCATACAACCAACATAACGGTTATTATGGACATGATATTATAGTGGCGATGAATGATAAGGTAATTAAAGAATACCGATAAAAGAGGTAAAAATGATTAGATTATTGGCATTACTCTTATTGGTTGGTTGTGCGACTGCTCCAAAGCCTGATAAGCCAGACTTGTGTGCGACTGTTTATGACCCTCATCTCTGCCTTATTACTATTGACAGTACGACATTTGCTGCTCATGGCAGCAACCGCTGTGTTGCCATCAGAAAGTTGAAAAAAACTCTTGAAGAGAGAGGGCACAATCCGCTAATAGTAGAAAAAGCAGAGTGCGGAAGAGTTTATGAATAAGAGTCAGTTACCGAGGAATGCTCGGTAGCTTATTTTAAATGGAAGCAATTATGACTGAATCTAACTACATGAAATATCGAGGAAAATGCAAAGAAATGGCAGAACAGGCTGCTGCCGAAGACCCCTCGCTTACAGTAGTGCGCGGTCATTATTATTGTCCACTATGGAACCGCCGCGAACCTCACTGGTGGTGCGTCAAACCAGATGGCGAAATTGTTGACCCCACAGCCCTTCAGTTTCCTTCAGGTGGCCTTGGAATTGGCGAATACGAGCCGTTTTATGGTTACTTGGCCTGCGAAGAATGCGGAAAGACCATTCACGAAGACGAGCGCCATGCGGGTTATTCTGTTTGCAGCTATGAGTGCTATGGCAGCATGGTCGGATTGTTGCGGAGAAGTTTATGAATAGCCTTGAACAACTACAACAAATTAAAGAATTAGCCCTCAATCTTTTTGATGGCGAAGATGCAGCAAATGAATGGCTAAACACGCCAAATCATTTGTTTTTTGACAAAACGCCTCTTGAATATGCCAATAGTGTAAACGCCCAAAGTGTCCTCGACACACTGAAGGAATGGTCTGAAGAGCCTGTCTATCCGACTTTTGACGAGCTAAAAGCGTGGCTAGACATAAAGACTGAACATCTTGACCCAGAAGACCTTAAGATTGTTGACTCGTGTTTTGAAAGAGCTAATAAATATGGGTTGGAGTGGGAAATCATGTATGCTGCCTATCGTTCTCGCGATGCAGAGGGCGCTAACATTGTTGAAGACCTGCTAGATGCTTGTGATGATTGGGATATTTAAGGAGATTTTATGAAACTCGAAGTTGGCAAAAAATACCAAGATAGCCAAAATAGAGTTATTAAGATTATTTCAGATGTAGCCAGTCTTCCATTTTGTTACATAGGAGAAGTTCTATTTACTGGCGAGCTTGCAAGGTACTCACACGATGGAACGATTTATGGTTCTAATGACATCAATCTTGTAAAAGAACTCGGTACGACTCAGAAGATGGAAAGGAAGATTGAAGAATGAAACTCGAAGTAGGTAAAAGATACAAGGACAAGTTTAACAGAGTGTTTACGATTATCTCAGACCAAGCAAGACTGCCATATTGCTACGTCGGAGAAGGCGGTCGCGGAGCCGACCGTCTTCTTATAGGTTTTACGCACGACGGAAAAGCCTTACTTTCTGCCGAAAATCTTGTTTCAGAAGTAAAAGAGCCGCAAAAGTTTGAAGGCATTGTGTATGCTTTTTACAATAACTGGGCTAATTTTAATGATGCCATCAAGAGCCTTGGACTTGTTTATTCAATGGACAAAGTTCACTCATTACAGGCTAAGTATAGGATTACGATTGAGGAGGTCGAGGAATGAAACGCATTAACAAAGCTCTTAAAAAGCTAATAGCACTTGCGCAGAAAGCACACAAAAAAAGATTCATTCGGCTTTTTATGAAACGCAGAGAGAAAGGGGATGAGGAATGAAAGTCTATGTAATTGTTGAAATATTGCATACACACGCACTCGGCACAATACAAGAATTAGTCAGTCAAGCTTTTGGCACTGAAGAGCTGGCGCAAGAGACAATGAAGCTATGGAGTAGTGACTCATATCCAGACAAAAAGTTTGCTATTCGAGAATTAGAGCTAAAGTTTATGGAGAAGGAGGAGCAGGAATGAAAAGCATAGAAGACTTGCCTGAAGAAGTTTACCTAGTTTTTGAAAAGAAGTTCAACGAATACGCATATCTGCGATGTACTTACGCGGAAGTCATACTTTGTGCCGAACACTTCTTTGTCGCAGGCTATGAAGCAGCCATCGCCGAACGCGCAAAGTTCGATGAAGAAAACGGATTGATAGTTAAGGACATCACGGAACTATGAAACGCATTGAAGACGCGCCGAAGGAATTGAAGGATATGTTTGATAAGGTTTTTGAAAAATGGTGGAGTGAACTAGAGCCTACACATGGTGAAACATGGTTGTATGATCACCGCCGAGAAGTTTTAGAGCACTTTTTCCTGAAAGGCTTCGATGTTGCGATGGCGACAGGCGGATTGCCTCAAGGACGAAAGCGCACAATCACAAATCTAATCAAACTAGACGGACAGATTTACGCCATTAGCAATGACGGTAAGCTATTCATCAATCACTACACACGACCGGAAGAATGGCAGGCATTTCCAGACTTGCCGCAGGAGGACTGATGTTACAAAACTTTACCCTACCTCCTAGCAACTACCTATACCATTGCCTGTACGTTGACGAGTTTAACGCCCCAGAAGACAAGATTGACCGGTTAATAGAAGACATCGTTAAGGAAGAGGCAGAATGGGGCGAGTGGCCGGAGTACGAGTGGATTAAGCATAAGGTTGTCAGTGAGTTCATGCGAGCTGCGATTACTTACTATGTAGTCGAGGTGAGGGGGAAAGAGAAATGAAAGTCTACGCAATTGTTGAAAATTCTGGCCCATTTACTGTCCTTCTTCATTTGACTGTTTATCGCACAGAAGAGCAGGCTCAAGAGGCCCTTGAACAAATCAATAAAGATTACGTAGAGTGGTCAAAAGATACAGAATTTGTTTCTAAAGCAAAAGTTATTGAGTTAGAAGTTGCGGACTAAAGTTTTTCCTTGTCCTGCCGATAAGCCTTATGTTATGAGTGAGAATTATGAGTCTTGTCCACTATAGACAAACTACTTTGCCTATAATAAAAGCCACTTTCACTATAAACAAATTTCATACTCATGAAATTTAGATTACGAACTAATGAAATTATGACTCTTTATAAAGTTTTATCAATAAGAATCCGATAAGCAAATCAAAGGGGGGAAAGCCATGTTCTACACTATCACAGCAACAATTGATGACGAAGTCTACGTAGTTGCCACAAACGTCCCAGACGACGAGCTTGAAGGAGAGCTTCAACATCTAACCCGCAGGCACGAGTTTAAGAACGTGGCTCGGTTTGAGATAACTGAAGAGCCTGTTTTTAGTCTATCGCCTTAGCCTAAATTAACCACCAGTCTACTTTTAGGCCAACGCCTTATCCTAAAATAACACCTACTCTAATTTTAACTTCCATCAAATTGACAAATCCTTAGACATTGTCTACCTTTACCTCAAAGGAGAGGCGAACTATGTCTGATTTGCTTAATAATCTCGACTCAGTCGAACAAGACGCAGAAAAACAACAAGAGTTCTTCAAGATGCTAGACGAAATGGTGTCTTCCTATGGCCATCTCGTTATGGAAGTGCAGGCTATGGGCCAAAAACTCCACGACCTAGCTGGCCTAGCTCATTGGTCAAAAGAGCATATCGAATATCTTCTAGCTAAAGACGAAGAATATATGGCAGCCGTCAAGGCATTCATGGAATCTAAGGAGAGCAGCGATGGCAGCGAAGCCGACGCGGTTTCAGCAGACGTGTCCGAGAAAGCTTGAAAAGCTTCCCTCAACACACTGCCCACTAGCCGTAGAGTCTATCGAAGCAATCAAGGCGGGACAGCCAGACAAAGTCACCTGCCCATTCTTCGTTAATGATATGCACTCTAATTATTGCTTTTGGAAATTCATGGATGAAGATGGCGAGGCTATTGATTCTGCTCGCAGGATTGCTCAGCTAAATGTTATGCAAGAAACCGAAGTTAAAGAAATTATTGGAAATACTGCCGAAACTATTTTAGAATCGGTTAATTCTGAAGACATTCAGCTTTTCAAAGAGGCCGTCTATGAAGCCATGCCAGAGGCATCCGGTGATATTTACACTCAAGAGTCATGGGTCGAGGAAGTCATAGGGGCCGAGGGATTGCCACAAGAACCGGGCAAACCTGGTCGTAAAAAGAAAGTTAAAATTCAAGCACCCAAGGGTTTTTCAGGCGGACATGCTTTGCATAAATCTGGAAAGAGAACTCAGTTGACAGGATTGTCGGCTAAGTGGCATGAACACGTTAAGGATTTCCAGAAAGGCGACACGCCTATTCGCATGACTTCTAATACAATGACGAAGAAAAAAAAGAAGGATGAAAAAGATGAGGACGCATGAGGCGGTTGAAAAATTAAAATCCGAAGTTCTCACCGACCGCGAAGACGGAGTTTGGTTTCTTTATGTAAATGCCTTACATTGTTATAAAACATTAGAGCACCACGCTAAAAATGAAACTGATTGGAAGCTAAAAGATTTATTGAATAAAATGCTAAGTGATTTTAGGGCATTGCATGAAAAAGAAAACACTTAAAAACGTCAAGCCAGTCTTAAAAACAATCCAACACCTTAAGTTCATCAAGCAGCTTGAGAAGAATGGTAATTTGGCGTATCAGATTATTGTAGATAAAATGGTTGACGATATTGTTAGCTACTTAAAGTCAGAGAGGTTGGCCAAGGCAGAAGACTCTCACAATATCCCTAAGAACTGGTCTAAGCTCGTTCCACGTATCGAACTTAATGTAAATAAAACACTTGGCCCTATTATTGAAAAGTACATGTTGGCTTTGAAATACGCCTTACTTGGTAAAGCCGCTGGCCAAGAGGCTGAAGATGCCGTTGAAGAGCTGGGACTAAAGACGTACCTGCCCAAGGGGCTTTTGTTTCAAGGCTTCTTCGACGCTGTGGACACACAGTCCGATTATTTTTCTAAGGCCCTAAAACTACCCAAAATCAAGACGGACGCTTCCAAAGACCCGTTCATGGAATACACTTTTAAGTTTATTAAAGAAAAGACGGCCAGACATCTTCATAAAACTCTTGTCGAAATGAAAACAAAAGCCTTAACGGCGATTGAACAAGTTATTACAGAACATAATCACGAAAACACTTCAAACGTCCATAGAGTCGCTAACCAACTTGCATCCGAACTTACAGAAACAAAAAAGAAACGCGAGGCCGTCCACGATGCCGTCAAGGCAGTTGCCGAACACAAGCTCAGCCTCACTAAGGCAAAACAGACTCTTAAAGATACTTTTAAAGATTACTCAACAAATTGGGACTTGGTTGTTAAGACTGAAGTTGGCATGGCGTCTGCTACGGCAACAAGCCAAGCAATTATGAACTTGGCTGGCTCCAAAGACAAAGACGTAATTGTGACGATTGTTTCAATCGAGGACGATAGAGTGTCTGAGGAGTGTAAGAATTGGTCTAGAAACGAAGATGGTTCTTTAAAATACTTTAAACTTACAGGTTTAAAACCAGCGGGCTATAATTTGGGTAAGAAAAAGGCGCAATGGGAAAACTGTCAACCATTGCGTCACTTCAGGTGCCGCTGCACGTTAGTTTACGTCCCTAAAGGGTATAAGGTAGATAGCTTTGGCTCGTTAGTAAAATTGAGCGAAGGCGAAGAAATTAATATAGAAAGCTAAGGATTTAATATGATTAATAATTTAACAATTTTAGTTTCTTCTACAAACAAACCAACATTAGCAAGAGCCCTTGCTTCTTTGCAAGTTCAATCAAATTCAAATTGGACGGCTCTTATAGGTTTTAATGGCTGTAAACCAACTGAATTACCAAAATATAGCAAATTTACATATGTTTATTTAAACGGCTCAAACAAGGCAACCACCAAAGAAGAGATAAACAAAAATGTTCTAATTAGATTAGCTATGACAGATTGGGTTTGTTTTTTAAACGATACTGATACTTTTTGTCCTAACTATGTCGATGTTTTTGAAGAAGAACTGAGCGCCAATCCAGACGCCGACTGTATTGTATTTAAAATCAACGAAAAGCATTTGATGCATTTTGCTAATACTGAAACAAACATTCCGTTTGCAGTAAAAAAACAATTTTTAGAAAACAATAGTATTTGGTTCAGTTCCAATAATGAAAGCAATTTTGAAACATTAAGATTAATTTATAGTGTCACAAAAAAAATTGTTTTTTCAAACAAATCTACTTATAATATAGATTTATAAAATCAAGCGTCCTCATCCTTACTTTTAATAATATGAATTTTTTCTTGTTTGAGGTAAGAGCTAAACACTTTGATTAAGTGCTTTTCCACTGCTAACTTCCAGTCTTCGCTAAGGGCGGAAATTCCCGCTGTGTTTCCGGATTGGGCATTATATGCAATTGCATGAGCCATTTTAATAAGGTCTTGAGCGTAAATAACTAAATGATAGTCTCCTGTTTTTCCTTCAGCAATTAAAGTGTCAATTTCTTCCTTTGAATATGTTTTCATTTATAGTCCTTTTTTTAAAAAAATTAAATAATTGTATTTTTTGCTTTTTTCCATCTATCGGCAGATATTCTTATTTGCTTTTCTGATAAGCCCAATAGCTCCCACTTACCACTTAAAGACGTTAGGGTTGTTCTTCCAAATTTAATTACCTCATCGTTATCTAACAAAACATAGATTATCATTTTATTAAGCATAATAATGACACCATGGCCAACGTGACAATTTTCATCTGCAAAATCAACGGTGTCTCCTAGTTCAATTCCCATTAATTGTAACTCATCATGCGCCCAAGGCGCAACAATTGCCTCCGTGTTCATTTTTTTTACTCCCTTAAGGTGATGGCACCAATTTCCAAAATGGGTCGTTGCTTGAATGAGTATAAATTAAAATTTTTTTATAATACCACCCATCTGGCCGATCAATTTTTAAATTATTAATATATTCTTCAGAATATCCTTCTAATTGGTCACAATTTCTTAAAACTTTCAAAATATCTTCTTTTGATGGCATCGAAGACAGAGTAACATCAGAATGATATTCATCCTGTCCTGTGTTCCAATAGGAGACTATATACAATTTATAACGATGAGGAAAGGAAAAATTCATATTATGCCCTTAAAAAATATTTAATCTCTCCAGCGCACTAATAAATTTAAAAGCCGACATTTTTGATACACACTCTACGGTTTCCATTTTTCTTGGACAATTTGAAAAATCCCAAAAATTTAAATTCCAATCAGACTCGCAAAAATTGCAAATTATATTTGGAACAACTGAAATTGTTTGAGCCAAGCCTCTATACGGAATTCTTAGCTCTGGTTTAATCGTCGTAAAGCCACAAACAACTGGAACCTGAGTTGTCCATGCAATATGAATTGGACCTCCATCCATGCCAACCACGGCTCTGGACTTGCTCATAATAGTTGCAAGCTCTCTAAAAGATGTTTTATCTCTTAAATCAACTCCAAAGCCAGGATATTCAAAATCGCTCATTGCTAAGTTGCTTTTCCATATACTAATTGCTCCTGTTTTTCCTACATACACTGGAACTAGCCCCTTTGCGTAAACATATTCAGCTATTTTTTTTATTTCCGTTGCAGGGATTGTTCTTTGTTTGTCTCTGTAAGTTGTAATAATAACAACGGCTTTGCTAAAATCTACGCCATATTTACTAACATCCGTTGGATTGAGCGGAACGTATTGTAATTCTGCATCGCTTAAAATTTTTGCCATCAACCCAATGCAAGCATAGTGGGTTAGTTTTAGTCTCGACGGCGTCAGTTTACATGCGTTTCCGCTTGGAGCAGGAATATTTAAGTATCTAACCGAATAATCTTTATCATAACTACTTTGAATTTCTATAAATTTTTCTTCTGGAACAAAGGGGAAAAGGTCTTTAAAGTCTGGAAAAATTGCAACTTTGTAATCGGTTTGTTGATGATACGTTTCAATTGCGTGTTTTAGTATTGGCGCTGCGGCAATTAAATCTCCAACAGCTGCGCTATTAAGGCAATAAATTGTTTTGTTAGAAAACATAATTAAATATCCTTATACACAATATCGTCCGTTATTGTTTCATATACGTTATATCTTGACTTAGCATACTGTTTAAAAATATCAAAGAACTTTTCGCTGTCATTGTTCCAAATTCCATACCCAGCAGTTGTAATATCAATAAAAATTAGCTTTTTTCCCTTCTTGTATCGCAATCCACGGCCAATAACCTGCCGAGTCAAAGCCTCTGCTGAGTTCTGAACACAAGAAATCATGAAGTCAACATCGGGCAAATCAATACCTTCCCCAAGTAGGCTACTGTTAGAAACCAACAAATTAGTCTTACCGTCTTTAAATTTATAGAAAGGATTGCGATATCCACTATGGGCGGGCTCACAAGATATCCCCATCTCGGTTGCATACTCGCAAAACTCTGCCGACGGCTCTACGGTCTTAAACAACACTAAGACTTTAAGACCCTTGTTCAGCCCGCTCTTTACCAAATTAAGCACCGTATGGAGTGCTTTCTCATGAGTCGAAAGCATCTTATAGGCTGTCTGCTGATGAGTCATTTCTCGAACGCGGCCAAGTCCAGTAATCGTAAGGCAGGTGATGGCTACAGGACAAAGATACTCATTATCAATAGCCCATTTACTGTCCCTCTGAAAGACGATAGGACCTACAATCCCATGAAAGCCTAGCTCTAGGTTGTCTGCCCTGACTGGGGTCGCAGTAAAGCCATAGATATACTTGGCTCGACTCCCAAAGATAGCTAGCTCTTTATACATGTTAGATGAAGAGTGGTGGGCTTCGTCGATAATAATAGCGTCAAAGATGTCTGAGTAGTTACGGCCACTGTTAACAGTGGCAATAGCAATATCGACACCCTCTTTAAATTTGTGTTTGCCTCCAATTCCGCAGCTCTTGGGAGCAATCTGTTTGATGTCTTTGAGCATCTGGGAAATGAGTTCGACAGTAGGGACAACAATCAGGACTCTAAGGCCACGCTCGATGAGGGCGCGGCTCAGCAGACTGATACACATTGACTTGCCCGTTCCTGTGGGAAGGACAATACAGCCTCTTTTATATTGCAGGGCCGTTCTAACGGCATCGGCCTGATAGTCTCTTGGAACTTTAGGGCCAACTGGAGACAGGTTAAGCTCCTTGCTTTTTTCCTTGTGACCATCCATATTGGGCACAAGCCACCAAAAACCTGGGGGCACACTCAAGGTGCCGTCCTCGTTGTCACCATAAAACTCAACTTTAGTTTCCAGTTCTAACTGTGCAATTTCATTCTTTATTTTAATTGCGTGCTTGTCATTGTAAGGCTTTTGACGTTTGAGTTGTTTAATCTTTGAAATGACACCTTTATTTTCAACTGTTAAGAGATTCTTGACAGTTTCAAGTACACTCACAGAGCCAGACAAGGTGATTTCATTGTTCTTGTATTCGCCAATAAGGCCGTGTATGGGTTCAAAAGCATTATCTTTAGCCATAAAAACTCCGTTTTATCTGTATTACCAAACGCAAACATACGAGTCAATGATAAAATATAACAAGTATTTCATAGGGGTTTCAGATGGGACTAAAAGTCTTTGGGTTGGGAGCGGTACAGTCAGTCGACAAACAAGGCGAACTGATTGAAATTGCTAATATTGATACATCCAACCTACGCATGATTACAGACGAACACAACTCCGACCAAAAGGGCGCGTGGTGTATTGTTGGCGGAATTACCGCTCACAAGAAAATTATGTCTGAAAAAGATTGCGAGACTCCTCGCCAAAAAAAATGCTGGGATTTGGTAAAAGTCCCCTATCTTTATGTTGAAGGAGAACTTGCCGATGGACACCCAAACGCAGATGCTGCTGCTGCACTTATTCGCTATACCGCTGCTAATCCTGATATTCCCCTAAAAATTGGTATGTCAATCGAAGGGCTTATCTTAAAACGCGGCGGGCCAGAAGGGTCAACAGAGCATAAAGTCATCAAGCAATCTTCCGCCGACGCCATTGCTATTACAGCTAAACCTTGCAATCCACAAGCTCAGATGTTTCCAATGAACGACCTTATGAAGTCTTCCATTGAACCACCACCTGCAGAATACCTGCAGAAATTCATGAAGTCTGAAGGCGCTACGGAGTCTTTTAAGCATCGACCTGAAATTCGTCTTCAGCAGAAGCTTCAGCAGTTGAAAAAATCTTTGGAAGATGTTTTAAAGGGTGGTACATGCTCTGTTAAGTGCTGGAGCTGCGGCGATACCGAACGCATGTTCAAGGCATCACGAGAGTGGAGTAATCGCTGCAAAAAATGCGGAGATGCTCGCAGTATGAAAGACATTTGGAACGCTTTAAACCAATAAGAGGTTGATATGCCAAGTATTTTTTCTGATAATGGTGTAGCTGGTCTAAAATTAGATTACGGTGATGCCACAAAAGCTGTTCTCGCTGCTGCTACAGAACTAGCACCTGCAATTTTAATGACATTGGCAGACCAATCTCACAAAGTCATTTTTCATAATGATTCCGACCAAGAAGTGCAAATTTTGGTTTCCAATCCGTCTAGCTTAGACGGCGTTTGGCAAAAACTATTGTGCTTGGCTCCTGCGCAGTCTCTACCCATTGAAAATTATGCGGGGCCAATGTGCCTATTTCCTCCGCGCACTAAATTTGCAGCATATTCATTGGGTTCTCACGTAGGAGTTGGCGACCCTGATGGTAAGTGCAGAATTTACGTGTGGCTAGGATAAATTAAAGGCTCCTTTCGGAGCCTTTTTTATTTCTTACTGAGTCTTGCCACTTCTTGGACAATCACATCAAAGACAGAAGTATTCCTCTCGTCAGCCAACTCAAGCAAGCGTTTCAGGATAAGCTCAAGGGTTTTATTGGCCACGCTCTTATCGTAATCGGTTTGGCTAGGGCCGCTAATGCGCCAATCTCCCGTCGTAACAACCGGACTCTCTTCTTTCAAGACTTTAGAAAGAACTTCTGGTTTCTTTGGTTTTACTTTTGATGGCTTTTTGGCAGTTCTATTGTGAACACTCACAAACACATCTGGTTTAGGGGTGGGCTTGGCAACGGATACTTTAGGCTTTTTGCCTGATTTCCTAGAGGCAAACTCTGCCCTTAGTGCGCTCAGGATTGGCAACTCTTCAGGGGTGTCTTGTTTGTTTTGTTCTTGGTCAAGCGCCTGCTTAGCCTCTTCGAGAGAAGAGAATCGTCCCAAGTAAACTCTCTTGGAGTCACGAATAATTCTTACAAGATACTTACGCTCAGTTGCGCTATAAGAAATGCCCTTAATACCAATTTTCATAATCATTTCCCTTCCTTAATAAATCTTTTAGTTACAGAACACCATTCGCCATACATTCCATCACGCGCAAAACGTCTATTGTCATTTGCAGAATCACCAACATGAAGATGAGCTAGGCCCAACGCATCTAACCCATGAACAGCCGTATTGAACATATGAGGCGCATAAGTCGAACGCCCGTCAGCATACCTTTGAGCCATCCACAACGTATCCCTAATTATCTCTTTAAGTTTTTCATTTTCTTCTTTGAGTTTTTTCATCGTCATGGCGGCTCCCACTCATATTCATAAGTAGCAATGGCAACACTATCATAAGCGAACCGACCAGCACAAGAGCAAAATTAAACATAGCTCACCTCCATACCATTCTATTCGGTCTAGAATGGAAAAACCTTTAGTATTATTGTAAAATAAGGCCATAAGGTCACGTCCAAACTCCTGTAAAGGTGCAAAATGTCTGAAATTTTACATAAAGACTTAATTGGCGAAGATATTCATGAATTAAAAGTTACAGTATCTGCAGCCCCCCCAGCTTCGGTTCCAATATTCGTAGGGCAGGGCTATTATGATTTAGTAGCCAAAAAGTTTTATGTGGCGCAAGGAACATCTTTGTTGTCAGACTGGATTACTACAGATATTCCGCCATTTTTGACTTTTTTGGACACTAGGACAATCTCTTGGACTTCGACCACCAGCGGCGGCGGCACTCAAATTACATATAGTGCAAACGTGGAAGAAGCGGAGTTAATATTAACTTCAACTAATATCACAGACTTTTCAAACGCCGTTCTTACTCTTCCAGAAATTGTTTCTTTGTTGGCAGACCAACACACTCGTTTAATTTTAAGAACAGGAGGAGAGCCTAACCCAACGGTATGGAGCCCCGCTGTTTTTAATGGCCTAGAGCTTGACAGCGATTCTCAAAAAATTAAACTTTCTCAAAACTTATCTGAAATTGGCGACCCTACCTTCAACGAAACTACACTGACTATTCGTTCAAGAACTCCTTTATTGACTCTGACTTCTGGTGGTACTCCTACCGCTGCATCTTTATACCTTGACGGCAGTAAGGGTATGGTTGCGAGGGGCTTTGCCGGCAGTACGTCTAGCTTTACGTTGCAAAATGAAGCCGGAGACGACGTACTTAAAAATCCTGTAAGCACCGATCAACTTGTTCTTCCGTCGTTAGGTGGATTGGATGCACCTTACGTTGTTCATTCCGATGCAAATGGATTGCTTTCTGCATC